TCTTCTAAGTTCCAATACTCTGGCCAAACTGGGTTCCCTGAATCAAGAATCGCAGGAAATGAAATCTGTTTCCATGAATCTGCCTTAGGCTCCGTTTGAGCCTTCAATAATCTTCCCGTTAAATCATCCTCTGCCCATCTCGTCATGACTAACAAAATTGAGCCTCCCGGTTGTAATCGTTGTCGAGGACCCGAAGTGTACCAGTCATACGCACGTTCCATCGCAGAATCTGACATAGAATCTTGTTCCGTGTGGGGGTCATCTATAATTAATAAATCCGCACCACGGCCCGTGATACTCGCTCCAACTCCAGCAGCATAGTACTCACCCCCTTGATTTGTTTCCCAACGACCTTTTGCCTTGGAGTCCTCACGCAGTTTCACGTCACCAAAAATTTGTTTATACTCCTTTGAATCAATAATGTTACGAACCTTAGAACCAAACCTCACGGCTAATTCTGTGTTGTGCGAAACTTGCATAATTTTTAATTTTGGATACTTGCCAATGATCCACGCAGGAAAATAGACAGAAGCAAATTCAGATTTAGTATGTCGTGGAGGCATATTTATAATGAGCCTCCCTTTTCTGTTGGTTGCAATTTGTGTAAACTGGTCTGCAATAATTTGGTGATGGCCCCACTTTTTTCTTTCACTTTCTTTCCTACATATAAAATCAGGCCATATCTCTTGAACAAAATATAGAAAATGATCCTGACATAATTTTACATGTTGAATCCATAATGATTCTACTTTGAGCCTTAGTTTATCTGTAGTAAGTAAATCACTTTTCATTGCCTTAGTATATTCAAGCCATACGAAAATGCAAATGTTTACATATATCTAACTTAGCGTATAGGGGTTTACGCTAACAAGCCGTCCTCGTGAGGCTGTTGTATTTTTGCAACAGTTAATGTGATTTGTAATGGAGAATGAGCCTTGTAAATTGGTGGGGATTTAATCCCCACCAATTGTTATGATTAAAAGGTTGATGCCTCTATTTGTTCTGCTCTATGTTTGGTGATACCTAGTCTTTTATTCCAATCATTAACAATAGTATCGACATAGTCAGATGATCCAACAAACTTATCAAACTCTGATGGATCATTTTTATTTTTTTTTCCAAGAGGATAGTATCCAGATTCATTTTCGTAAGCTCGAGCCATTCTCCATTGATCATGGAACTCACCGTTGATAGTTTCTGGTACTTTGATGTAACAATAAACTTTATTCATATTCTTCCTTTCGTTAGTAGGCAGAGCCGTTAGGCTCTGCCTGATTTATATTACTTTATAAAAGGTAGTTTTTCGTTTACCTTTTTAGCTAATGCTTGAGCTGCATCGAAGTGTTGTTCTAAACTCTGAACTACATCATGAGCTATTAGTCTTGCCGTAGTTCGTTGTTCCTCCGTCATATCTGGATATAAGTTAAAATACATCATAACTAGTTCTGACGGTTTTTTTGGTAAGATACTTACCTTTTCTTTTGTTTTAGTATTTGGCATTTTGCCTTCCTTTCGTTTTATAAGATTACTTAATTGTTATCTTATATATATAAGATAATATAGGATAAGATAATTGTCAACAACTTTTTTTATTTTTTTTATAATTATTTTTGTTGACTTCTATCCTATCATATCTTATATTATATAAGAGACATTAATATTAACATTTATTCGAAAGGTAAAATAAAATGGCTCAAACTAAAATAAAAACTTTAAGAAACTTATCAATTGATCAAGCTTATACAATTGAGTTTATTTCTGGTAGGGATCTTAAAAAAACTGTTAATGCCGAAGATAAGGTAATGACAGAAAGGCAACATTCCATTCTTGATAAACATAATGGTACTGTTATTGTTAAGACTAAAAATGCAACTCACCAAATTACTAGAAGTGATGAAGTTAGAGATGTAATTGATGTCAAAAACTTAAAAGAAAACCATCCAGATATTTATTTTCAATACATCAGAAAAGTTGAGTATAGAAAAATAAATATTAAAACAATTAAACAGTAGAAAGGATAAGGGAAGGCTAATAACCTTCCCTTTTTTTTATTATGAATGAATGTAAGATTTACCAAAAAAAGAAAGTTGACAACTTTCAAAGGATATTAGAAAAGAGAATGATAGCTTTATCAAAAATGATGAAGACAATTTCTAACTTATCTAATAAAAGTCATTACTCTTACACGGAAAATGATATTACTAGGTTAACTTGTGATTTACTTTATCAAATAGATATCACTGTCACAAAGTTTAAAGTAAAATTAAATAAACAAAAAATACCAATAAAATAAAGTTCCTTCCTTAGAAAAGCGAAGCTATACAGCTTCGCTTTTTTTTCTTTAAAATCTAGCCTTTAACCAGGATAATAAAACATAGGTTATTACAAGTAATTTGATTATAATTAACATTCGATATGGTCCCTTATGATATGATTATGATTGAATATGATTATATGATTGTATGATTATATGTTTATATCTAAAAAATTTGGCGCTATGATTAAGCGCCAAATATGATTTATGATTGTATGATTATTGCAAAAGCTGCTCTCGAATTTCTTGTTCGCATTCTTCGGCAATTTCATCGCCGCCGATATATCCCTCGACAACGTCACGCATAACTGTTATGGCCTCTTCAACGGCTCTTTTATATTCTTTATTTCTCATTTTATTACGCCTTTCTATTTTTTAAAATTAATTTAGCAATTTTTAAACGTTGTTTTTCATCGTCAGTACTTAACCAAGAATGAAAAGATAAGGCCTTGATCATATTTCTCAAGGCCCATGTTGGTTGTTTTTCTAAGTATTTCATTTTATAACTTTCGTTTATGATTAATATTTTTTGATTTTCTCAACAATGATATTCGTTGTTTCTTTTTTATAGCAAAGTAAACAATCCTTGCATTTTTGGCCAGTGCAATTTTGTTCGTTTACAAAATTATCAACGGCAACATTATTAAATGTCTTATCAAAATGCTTCGGTATTTTCTTTAATATAGAATTGGTTTTTTTAACTGAATAAATCAAAATTAAATTTCCTGGTTTTTTTCTTTTATTAAAGAACGGTTTAATTATATCGGTTCTTTTAGACCATAGCGCAAAAGTGCAATGGGGATTTTTTTCGGCAATTTTGCAATAATTTTCTATGTAATTAAATTTAGGATACGTTTTTATTACTTCGCCGTTGTCGTTTATAACTTCGGTTAATAATTCACCATGCGCATTTAATCTATAATAGGCCTGTAAAATTGTTGGCACTTCATTATCATTTAATAGACGTTCGGCCAAATACTCATTACGATCTAATGCTGGCGCAACGTTTTTACGAACGCCTTGCATTAATTCCCACGAATAACAAACACCGCATATATTAACAACGTAACCAGCTTTTTCATTTTCAATTTTACCTTGAATATAATTATCATAGCAAAATTTATTCTTAAGAGTATTATTGCTAATACTCTTAAATCCGATTAATTTACCAGACATTGTTGACTGGTGCGGCATAACTGGGAAATTATCATTTAACATTTTAACCTTCTCTCTTTTCTAAAATTTTGTTGCTATAACTTGGTTTTTATTAAAATTATCGATTTGCCATTGAACGCCGTCTAATAATAATTTCATATTATAGTGATCAGCATTATAGTTATTTTGCAAATCAAGTTTGTTTAAATCTTTTAATTGATTTAATAATGTTTGGTATTTTTCCATTTTTTCGCCTTTCGTTTTTTGTTGCATAAATACAACAAAGATTAATATATAGTTCTTATAATATTAATATAGGATAATATAGGATAAGATACAAGGCTTTTTTCAAAAAAATTTAAGTTTTAAAAATCCAGGAAAATCCAGGTTTTACTCAAAATTGGAAGCTGAATTCAGCTTCTTACATAAAGCAGCAAATAATTTTTCTAAAGTATCAGCTGATATGATTAATTTGAATATAGGTTCATGACCCACGGTTCTTATGTTATGATTATGGATATGATTATGATCGTGAATATGATTATGATTATGATTGCGCATATGATTGGGAGTATGATTGCCAATATGATTGCGAATATGATTATGATTGTATGATTCTTGATCCTCGTCCCCAGAATCAAGTCCCAAAAGTCTGAAAAGTTTGAACCCTCGCTCCTTGGTACACGGTAGTAAGATAAAAACTAAACCTCCACATTGATAATGTTTGTAGTGCCAATTGATTTGATAGTTTGAAAGTCCCAAATTCTTGCCAACATTTCCTTTTAACTCAAGCCAGAATTCTTTGCCGTCAATAATACAGTTTACATCTGGA